TCATTTCTTGAACCAGCCGAACGAGTTGAAGACGGAGACGATCCCGTTGATCGCGCTTTCGATGGACGGCCAGGCCGACTCGAAGAGGCCGGTGATGTCGGTGGCGCGTTCCCAGGCGGCGGAAATCATGGCGCGCACCATGGCGAGTTTTGCCGCGCCCTGGCCGGATTCCGGGAACAGGTTTTCGACGGCACGGATCGCCTCGATGAGCGAAGGGAGGATCAGCAGCAGGGTTTTGGCAGTTTCGATGAATTTCATTTTTCGTTCCTTTCAGGGTTTGCTTGTTTCAATCCACGCGCCCGCGATGGGCGCGACATTAAAAAACCGCCCGAGGGCGGTGGTTAAAATCCGCGCTGCATCCTTACCACCAGCGGATAGCGTGGATCAGGGCGGTAATCCCCCAGAGGGAGACAACGGCCAGCGCGGTATAGAGCAAGCGCCGGGCCTTGTTGCAGTTTTCAATCACTTTGATGGCAGGCATTCCTATCTCCAAAGCGCCAGCGCGCTAATGATTTCAGGCAAGCGCCACACCGAAATAAACAAGACGACAGAGGCGCAAAGAATGATCAGCGTGGCAAGCGGATATTTTTCGCTGGCGTTTTTCATCGGCATCTCCAGTATTTCCAGGAACTTGCTAGAATCCATGTAGGTCTTCCTTCTGGTTGTGCAGAGGGTCGAAACAGAAAGCCCCGCGCTGCTGCTAACAGCCGGGGCTTTCGCTTTGCTCAGAATTCTGTCATAATCGGTTTCAGGTGCTGAACACACCCCCATAAGCGGCAGACCCGCGCCCGAAAGCTGCGGTTTTTTTGCGTCCAGACGCTGCGTAGTGGCGGCGATATGGTTTTAATGTCCGGGTAGCGCGACTGCCGAAAAACAGCCCGCAAGGGCTAAGGCATCGGGCCGACTTATGGCGGTGTTCAAGTACCTGGACGCCCCTCTGAACAGGGGGCAATTCTTGAACAAATGCCATAAGGAGCTTCACCATGAACGCGCTCGCCCTCATCACGGTCGACAAAACCGCCATCCGTCAATCCGACGGACTCTATTCCCTCAATGACCTGCACCGCGCCAGCGGCGGTGAACCAAAAAACCGACCGTCCTTGTTTCTCAGCAACGCTCAAACGCAGGCGCTGGCTGAAGAAATTTCAAATGCAGGAATTCCTGCATTTCAAGTCCAGCGCGGCGCGGGAGGCGGTACTTATGCCTGCCGGGAACTGGTCATCGCCTACGCCGCGTGGATTTCCCCGGCCTTTCACCTGAAAGTGCTGCGGGTCTTTCTCGATCAGCTTGCCGCGCCCCGGAAAGTTTCCCGGATCGGCAAGGGTCTCTCTGGCGCGATCACCGAAGCGGTACGGACAGCCATCTCCGATAACTGTCCAGTGCTGCTACCGCCCGCCGTGGTGCTGACCGAAGCCGAAGCGGTCAATCTCTACGGGCTGCTGACGATGATCCCGTATTTCAATGAGCGCCTGGAAATCATCGAGCAAGGCTTGCGCATCCTTGGATCATCGTTCGCGCCGCTTTTCTTCGACGCGCGGAACGAACCCATGTTCCGGTGCTGCGCGCTCAAGGCGCTGCGCGACCGCTGCGAACCGTACTATCGAAAAATCGAAGCTCTGACGAAAGGGGTCTGAATCAAAATTCGCAGATAATCCAAACGACCAGACCATCCGGCAGCGGCAGCGCCTCAGCCCAGGCGCGTGGTGTCGATGCCGGTGGCGCGGGCCGTGTCGAGGGGACGGGGGGAAGCGCCGGGGGTTCCGGCTTGAGGCTCAGGCGCGGGGCTTGCTGATCCTCCCGCCAGGCTTGCTGGGTTGCTCCCCAGGTCTGCGCCGGGGTCGGCAGGGTCGGTGTTGCTCGCAGGCGGCAATCCGATGCGAGCGCTGGTGATGAGAGTAAGCACCACATTAACCACAGCCAGCACACCCGCCGCCAGGACATTCGCGGCATCCTGGTCAATCGGCAAGACATGGCCGAAGACGGCGGCGACGTTGGCGGCGGCGATGATGACGCCTCCCAGCAGGTTGGCCGTGATTTGGTGGCTTTTCCATTTGGCCGGATCGGCGACCTCGTTGCCGGCACGAAACAGCGCGAAAAGAGCGAGTATTTTTTGCAGCATGGGGCTTCTCCCTTCATGAGGTGAAAAAAACGCCGCAGGCAGCGGCGTGTGGATCGAGCAGCTTCAGGACGCGGGCCGTTCGTTCGGCCCGGTCGTCGTAGCCGTTCATTCCGCCGTTGATGGCGCGGGTAATGGCGGACAACGCCAGCGCATCGGCGAGCGCGTTGCAGTTGGACCGTGTCCAGAACCATGCCGCCACCCTAGCGGCGGTTTCGGGCTCAATGGCCAGATCAGGCGCATCGAGCAGCCGGGCGTCGCCGAAGAGCGCGGCGCTCGCGGCGGCGTAGTTCTCGCGTCCGGTGAGTTGCAGATACCCGCGCCCCCGGAAGCGGTAGCCGTCGCCGCTGGCTTCGTCGCCATTGCCCATCCGGTTGGCGTAGGCGCGGTTGCCGATCTTGACCGGGGAGAAGGCGTAGGCTTCGGCGATGTATTGATCCGGGAAATGCCTGGGCCAAACGTTGCGGAGCCGGTCAGCCGAATAGTGCAGGTCTTCGTGCGTGGATCGGAAGCGCGGGCATTCGTGCCCGAGTTGCCCAAGGAAGCAGGCCACCCGGCGCGGCGTGTTGATGGCCGCGATGACTGCCGCTTCGCCAAGGAATTCGGCGCTGATCCGGGCATCGACGGCGGTCACGCCGGTGCCGGCGGCCACCAGCAGTTCAGGGGTGATCATTGTGATTTTCTCCATCGTGGGCGTCTTTCCGGTTCGCAAAGTACGCCTTGATCTTGTTTTCGAGCGCCAGTTCGAGCAGCAGCAAGAGGCGTGTTCCCATGTGTCCGGAGACCCCGGCGACGGCGGCGCACATCGCAGGGGGCTGATCGTGCGCCGCAAAGGCCATGAACATCGTGACCCCCACGAATCCGGAGGTGAAGACTTCGATGCAGAAATACAGGAAGCTGAAGTGCCTCTTATCGCCAGTAACGTAATGGCCGAGCCAATTCACGATGCCGGCGCTGGCCGACGGAAGTAAAGCCAGCAGCCATGCGCCGAGTGTCCATTCTCGCGGGTCTTTTCCGGGCATTTTTAAACCTCAATGAAAAAGCCGCCCTGGAGGCGGCTTGCTTGAACTTGTGGGAACCCCTGGAGCTTCAGCGATCCGGCAGCGCGACGATGACGCCTGCGCCGGGCTTTTTCTTGCCGCTGCCGGCGTTGGCCTTGCCTTCGTTGCCGGCATTGATTTCAAAACTTGTGGTCCATCCGCTCTTGTCGAAGCGATGTTCGACGCTCTCGACCAGATATTGGCCATCAACTTCAGATTTGATTCCGGACAGGTTGATCTTGATTTCCGAGCACAGGCGGGCGTTTCCCCATTCCAGGGTGAATCTTCCAGTCGCCGTTGCCCGGTTGAACGCGGCCAGGCGGCTTTCTGCCGCTGCGGCGGCTGCCGCCTTGTTCGGGTAGGTGTGCCGGTCGGTATGCACCGCCGTGGCATCCTCGGGGGCAGCGGGGTTTTTCAGTTCGATGATTTCCAGATTGCCGGTCTGGTTGTTGTGCCAGGAGGTTTTGACCCCGGAATGAATCGGTTGATCCGAGAAACGCAGGGAATAATCCGCGAGATCGGATCGATGGATGTCGAGGATTTCCAGCGGCGTCCCGGAACGCCGTTCTCCAGCGCCCCGGCGCAATACCAGCAGGAATCCTTCCTTCAGCGTGGCGGTCGCATCATATTGACGCGAGAGCCGCGTGATGAAATGCAGGTCGTTTTCGCCGACCTGATCGGCGCGCGGAACAAGGGCATCCACGGTGCATTTCGGGATCCAGTCATTGCGCTCGGCAATGTCGGCGACGATTTTTTCCAGGCGGCTGTTTTCCCAACTGCCGCTTCGCGTGGATTTGCAATCGTCGCGCAAATCCGCCGCCTTGCAGCGTAAGACGAGCGTCGATGGCGGGCCCTTGACCTCGACTTCGCAGACCTTGTAGGCGCCGATTTCGACGAGCTCCGCGCTCTGATAACCGAGGCAAACCGACAAGAGGGCGCCCCGGCGCGGCAGCCGGAGCCGATCGTCGCGATCGTCGAGTGTGATTTCGCATTCGTCGTGTTCCATGCCGGGTTTATCGGTGATCCGGATCGAGAGCAAGCGGTCGCGAAACAAATCGGTCAGATCGGTTTCTCCCATCCTGATTTTGAAAACGGGCTTCATTTCAGCTCCACAATTGCAGGTCGTCTCGCTGTGGCGGCGGAAGATCCGGGAAAGCGATCAGCACGCCCGAGTCGTAAGGCTGCGCCACGCGCGCCAGGCCGGGGTTTTGGTCGAGCACCGCCTCGACGGTTCCGGAGAGGTTCCCGTAAATGGCATAACACAGGGAATCGAGGATGTCGCCTTCAGAGGTTCTGATAATCTTCGCCATAGCGTCTGAATTCCAGCGTAAAAGCTTGTTTGCGCGGCGCCCCGTCGGAGAGCAACGCCTCTTGTTCTTCCTCGATTTCGGTGAGATACCACCGGCCAAGCACCACGCCGTAGCCGGTGGTGAGTGTGACGGGTTCCATCTCGATCCCGATGGCGCGCAGCGCTTCGATTTGCTGTGACGTTCCCTTCCACCCCGGGAAAATCACCCCGGACACGGTGATCGTGTCTCCCCCCTTGCTCACGGCTTGCCAGGCATGGCGGCGGGTCAAGCGCTCCTGGCAGGCGACCTGGTATTCCGACTTGCGCCGGAGCTTATCGAAGGCGGCTGTCGACAAGCCGAAATAAAAAGTGGCGCCATTGCTGGCCGAGAGAATCAAGAGGTGCGGATGGGCGCTGTTGGCGCCGGGCGCGTTGGGCAGCGAGCGCGGAAGGCTAAAGGGCGAGTTGAGAATTTGCGGAAGTTTCGCCGCGCCGGGAACAACAGCTTCGAATTGCCGGCGCGCGGCATCGAAAATCTTCCCGAACTCCGCAAGGCGCGGGATCGAAACCGATCCGTGCGCCAGGCCGGAAATTTCGCGGACGGCGGCTTCGATGGCGCCCAGGCTTCGCGAGAGCGGCGCGCGCTCTGAGAGATCAATGGCCTGGCTGGAGAGCGCATCGCGCAATTTCGCCATCGAATCGACAGAGCGGTCGATGTCCCGACCGACCTGCGCAGACAGCGTGGCCCAAGCCTTGCCGTTTTCCCGTTGCGCTTCGATGCTCCGCGCCCGGGCGGCCACCGTGACGCAAAGGGCTGCTGCGTCGCTGGAAAGAGTCGTGATGTTCATGGCTTACAAATGGTGCGATTCGTAGAGCGGATCGAGCGTCCGCGTGAATTCGGGGTACAGCCTGCGCAATTCCTTCATCACCTCGCGCGCCAGTTCCTGGGGATTCCTGGCCTCGCCCTGGACGTTGAGCGTGAGCGAGGGCGAAAAATTTTCCTTGCGCTCCACCTGGACGGGCGCCGGCTTTTCCTTGGCCGGCGCCGATCCTTCGAGCATCTTGCGCACCTCGCCATCCTTGCCGGAAAACCAGTCGAAGAGCTTGAAGCCAAGGGTTGTATCCTTTTCTCCGGTGGCCAGCGCCAATCCTTCGTCGACGACCGGTTTCAGGATCTTGCCGACTTGATAGCCCAGATAGCCGGAAGCCGCGACGGCGCCCGCAGAGGACGTCAACACGCCAGCCCCGGCGCTCAAGGAACCTGCTCCGACGCCGGCGATGCCCGCAAGATTTTTGGCCGCCAGCGCTGTTTTCATGCTGCCGCCCAGGCCGACGAGTCCTGCTGTGCGCACCATGCCGCTGCGCACGGTTCCGCCCAGCGTGCGGCCCATGCGGCCAAGCCTCCCCTGGCCCGCGCCGCGCTGGCCGCTTCCGCCGCCTTCGAGCGCCTCGCCCAGCCCGAAGCCTACGCCCGGCATATTGACGACAAAGACCTTCTGGACGCCGGAGATCGCCTCGCCGAGCACGCCGCCGATGCCGCCGCCCTTTCCTCCGGCAGCGCCGCCAAGCACGCGCCCCAGCCCGCCGCGCGCGAGCCATTTCCCACTGACGACTTCGATGCCACCACGGACGACGTTGAATAGGCCTTTTCCAGTCTTGTAGAGCGCAAATACGCCGGCGACGGAAGCCAGGCTGGCGGTCACGAGCGGCGCTTTTTCTGACATAGAGGACATTGCATTGCCAGCGCCCTTTGCAAAATTTCCAACCAAATCTGTCGCCGGGCGAATCGCGTCGCCAAATTTTGCCATCGCCCGTTCCCACGATTGCCCGACTTCGCTCCAGATCTGTTTCGATGCATCGCGGCGGTCGGCCAGATCCTTTTCGATCTTCACCATTCCGTTTGTGGATTGGATGAGTTTCAGGTTTTCTTCGGTCAGGTTTCGATTTTGGATCGCGGTTAGCGCGGCCTGTTTCGCGCGTCGGTTCGAGACCAGTTCGGACAGCCCGACGATCGCCAGATAGCCGTCCATCAATTTCTGCGCTTCTTCAGGGTTTTGCGCCCTGGCGATGCGCTCCTGCAACTGCGCCATTTCCTTCGCCCTGGCCGGATCCTGCCGCGCCATCGCCTTCTCGGTAATGGACAGAAAGGCCATCACCGGATCGTAGCCTTTGAGCAGCGCGGCGGACATCGAGCCTTGCAAATTGACGCCCTGGTCCGCAAAGGATTTTTGGGTGCTCTCGCTGGTAATGGCGGTAAAGAGACTTCCCAGTTGTGCCACTGCCGCTTCAGCATCGCCCGTGCCGCGCATCTGGCTCTGCAACAGCGCCGCCAGCGACATGGCGCCTTTTTCGCCGGACATTCCAAAGGCGGTCATTGTCGGCAGCAAACCGGAAAAATGAGTCGTCATTTCCCTTGAGCCAAAGGCTCCGAGATTTCCGGCCACGGCAATCTTGCCGAGCATGGCTTCCATCTGTTTCGGATCGGTGATGCCGGATTGGCGCAAATCCAGGATCAGCTTTGCGGTGTCGCCTGATTCTGTTCCCTGGCTGACCGAAAAGCGGGCCAGCGACGCAGCCAAATCGAGCGCCTCCGGAACCTTGATCCCACCGGAGACCAGTTTATTGACTGCCGTGGCAAGGTCCCGGCCTCCTATCCCGGTCTCTTTCGCGATCTCGTGGATTCTGCTCGCCATAAAATCTTCATCATTGGTGCGCGCAATGCCGCCCTTGATGGCGATGTCGCGCACCGTCGCCTGGTAATCTGCCGAGATCTTTGTCGGCACAGCAGCAGCAGCGCCCAATCTTGTCGCCGCGCCGATCCCTTCCTTGAACTGCGCGATCCCCTGGCCGATGCGTTCCTTTCCGGCGGCTTGCAAATCCAGCCCGCGTACTGTGCGTCCCAGTTTTGTATATTCCTTGCCGAGATTTCCAACATCGATCCGGGCCTCGCGCAAAATCGCGCGATTGGCCTCGAATTTCTTCAAAGTCTCGGCAAATTCCTTGCTGGCCGGATTCAGGCGCGAAAATTCCTTCTGCAATTCCCGCGTTTCGCGGATGGTGTTGCGCAATGCCCGTGTTTCGTTGGCCTTGCGTTGCAATTCGGAAATCTTTGACCTAGTATCGGAGAAGGCGCGGTTCAGGGATGCGCCAACCGCGCCGCCGATGATCATTCCAAGACCGATATTGTTTGCCATCTCAAAGCTTTCATTATGTCAAAAGAACCCGACGAAGAATTCGACGAAGAATTCGACGAAGAATTCGACGAAGAATTCGACGAAGATTTAGGAGACCCCGAAGAAGAACCCGGAGTCTTGGTCGTCTTGTTTTGGTTGTGGGTGATCTGTTCGCCTGTCGCAGGCTTGCTGATGTGGTCGAGCGGGAACTTCACGAGCAATGGGATTTTTGCAGCCTATTTAATGTCGTTTTTTATCACCGCTCTTCTTGTCTACTGGCTGGGAAAAGCCATTATGGCGTGGCTTTGACAATTGAGCGCTGTTTTCCCCCTTCACTTTCCCAGCACCCACCACAGCGCCTCCGACACTTTCAGCGCCTCGATTTCCGAGGGCTGAAAGTGCATTTCGATCGCCAGTTTCCGACACAAGTTCCACAGCAGCTCAGGGCTTCGGATCGTCATCCCACTGGATGAGACGAAAATAAGCCTCCTGTACGCGCTGGTAATCGCGGTACGGAAGGCTCTCCAGGTCGGCAGTAGAAACCTCGGCCAGCGAGGCAAACAAAAGGAGCTCGCGCTCGTCGTCGTCGCTTTTCGCCAGTTTCTGCGCCGCGCGAATATCGCACACTCGCGGCTCGCGCAGGGTGATCGTGTCGCGGGCGATGCTGTTAATCGTCGCGGGTTTGCTCAGTTTGACGCTAACACCGTCGGCGCCCAGCGTCATCCATTTGGGCAACGGGTTTTTCTCCATTTTCATCCTCACATTCCGAGAGCCTTGCGGACATCGGCGAGTTGATCCTTGCCGTCGATGATGCGCACCATGTTGGGAACGTCGATCTCATAGATCGCCTTGTCGGAGATCTCCAGCTTGTAATACTCAAGCGCCGCGGTCATTTTGGTCTCGGCCTTGTCGCCGGGTTTCCAGTCGCCGTGATCGACTTCCTGCAACTGCCCGCGCAAGGTGGCCACCGCCGCGACGGTTTCGCCCTTGGTGTTCTTGTACGCGCCCCGGAACGCGCCGGAAAACGCGGCCTGGTCGGCCAGCCCGAAGAATTTCAGTGCGTCCTGCGACATGCCGGCGAGCGCGAAACTGGCTTCCATCGCTTCCATCCCCAGATCCACCTTGATCGGGGCATCCATTCCGCCGGCGCGGTGGTCTTCGGATTTGATCTTGAGCTTGGGCAGCGTGAGCGAGACGTTGTCGCCGGCGAATCCCTTGCCGTCGATAAACAGATTCATGTTGGTCAATACTTGGGGGATCATGGTTTTCTCCTCAATTGAAGTCGAGCACTTCGGTGATCCAATCGTTGGTCACTTCGACGCGGAAGATGGGGTTTTCCGCCGGCGGCACGTCGGTGAAGCGGATGTTCCAATACACGCGCCCCTGTTCCAGTTGGCTGGCGCTGTTGAGTTCCGGGTCTGGAAACACCTCGAAATTGACCACCGCGCCCAGGTGTTTCAGATCGCGCATGAAGGCCGAGAGCCCTTCGGTCACATCCTTGACGTAGGTTTTCGTGATCGAGCGGTCGACGGCCCATTTGTGCCCGTACAGGATCGCGTCCATGACGATGTCCAGCGTGCGCACGCGGGTCACGAAAGCCCATTTCGGATCGGCGGAACAGGTGCGGTTTCCCCAGAGCCGGTAGCCTCCATCGCGAATGATCGTGCTGATGTTTGCGGCATTGAGCAGGTTGGCGCGGCAGCTCGGATCGCCGTCGAGAAATTCGACCGGACGCCCGGTGCCGATGACGCCGGTCAATTCCTTGTTCGAGGGCGAGGCCCAAAAGCCATATTTCTGGTCGGTCTGCGCGAAAAGGCCCGCCGCGTAAGCCGAAGCCGGAACAAGGGTTTCTTCATTGCTTGTCGTGTCCCAAACCTTGACCGAAGGGTCGATGCCATAGATGCGCTTCGAGCCAAAATCCTTGAAATAGGCGATGGCGGCCTCGTCGTCGCCATCAGGCCCATCGACCAGCGCAATCGCGCGCAACTTTGCCGCCAGGCTATCCATCTGGGTGGCCACCGCCTGGGTACGGGAATGCCCTGGGCAGACAATCAGGCGCGGCTGCGCATTGTGGATGGATTTCCCGTCGAGCAGCGCCTGCATTCCGGTACGCGCTCCACTGACAGTCACGCCGCCGATGACCGCTGAAGTCAGTTCGGCAGGGTCGCTGGTTTCAGGTATTCCGACGGCCACAATGACGGCGCCTGCCTGCGTGGTCATACCTTTGACCGCCTGCGTAATCCTGCTGGCCGTACCGAACTGCTTGGCCGCCTCGCGCTCCGAAGTAACCAGGGTCGGATAATTGGGCTTTGCCGGAGCATTCTCCGGGTCAAAAGTATCGACCAAGCCGATGATCGAAGACGAGGGAACCGAAATCACGCGCGGCCCGATGTCGACATCGGTCACGGTCACGCCATGGAAAAAATCAGTCAGGGACATAAAAGCCTCCAAAATAAAAAACCCCGACAGAGCGGGGCGGGTGGGTGAACACTTCGACGACTATTCGATCGACTTTTCGCAATGTCCGGAGTCGATCCAATCCAACACCTTGCAAAGCAGGCAGCCCCAGCGCTTGCCGTCCTGTTGGGCTTTGGCCGCGCGGCTGGAAATCGTTTGCACTTCGTTATCATTGGCAGCGGCATTGGCCAGCCGGTCATAGGCCAGCCCGATCGTCCAGGCGCGATCCGGGTTGCAGAGGACGGCCCAGAGCATGCGCAGGGCCGTGAGCACGGCGGCAAGCTGGCAAAGCGCCCAGAGCAAGGCCAATTTCCAGCGGGGCATTTCAATCCCCCAGGATTTCGGCAGCGCGGCCCGGCGGGATCAAGCCCGCGAATTCGAGCAGATGCACGCCGGCGGAAGTGGCCGGTTCGTCAAGATTGACGGCGGTCGCTGCTTGCAAATTGAAGAGATAGGCGTTGAGCGCCGGATTCTGCTGGGCAGCCGCCAACAGGGTAGCTTGTTCTTCCGGGGTGAATCTCTGCAAGAACTTGAAGCGCGAGAGCTGGCGGGCCGCGATCCGGTCGGTCTCGGCGACTTCCCACTGGAAGGCGGCGATGTCGGCGATCTCCGAGAGCGCCAACACTTCGCCTTCCGCCCGCGAGGAAGCCCGGCGCACCGCCTCGCGCGCGGCCAGCACTTCTGCCAGCGTCTCGCCCGGCAGATCGAGCGTATCCCGCTCTCGCGCGCGTTCCAGCCGCCAGTCAAGCGCTTTGAGGCGCTCCGAGGCTTCGGATTTGATCCGGGCCCTCCGCGCATCGCGGGCCTCTTCAAGCGTGAGGGAGGCTTCGGCAATCCGCCATCGGCCCGGAAAAGCCTTTTCGGCAAAGGACTCGTCGGCGACGATGATGTTTTCCACCGCCCCGGCGGCGTTCAGGATTTCGATTCTTGCCATGATTACCACTCCACGATGACGAGTCCGGGCATGCCTTTATCTGCGCTGCCGACTTCCCCGCCTGCCCCGATGACAACGCTGATCAAACTGCCCACCGTCAACCCCGTGATGATTTTCCAGGCATATCCGCCGCCCGCTCCGCCTTTCGCGTTGACGCCTTCAAAGGAATAACAATTCGCGCCGCAGCCGTAAAACTCTTCTGCATTCCTGATCTCTTTGAGGGGAGAGCCATAATCCCCTGGCAGGAGGACAACTCCAGGCAAGGACGTCCCGATGGCATTCCCACGGAATGAAGCCCGGATTCCTCCCTTGATGCCTTCTGCGATTGACCCGCTGGCGTTGAAGTCTCCGTTGATTCCGAACCCGGGAGTGCCTTGATAAGAGCCGCCGTAACTCCCCTCGCAGCCGCCTCCGCCCCTTGCGGAAACATAAGAACCGAAACTGCTCGTTCCTCCATCGTAGCCGCCATAAATACTCCCGGATTGATAGCGATTGGAACTCCCGCCGCCCCCAAATACCTGCGCACGCATAGTGGATGCCGGGGCCTGAATAAAGCAGCTTTCCCTGAAAATCATGAAATTCCCGGAGCCAAAAACATCCTCAAACTCAAGCTCTGGCGCATCCTTCCTTCTCTGCGCCACGATTCCCGCCTGAATTCGCTCTGTCCTTGCGTCGATGCGCGCCTCGATCTCCTGCTGCATCAAGGCGCGCGCAGCTTCCTGCGCCGCGCTTTCCGTGTCGATTTTTCCTCCAAGCCATGCGCGCAGTCGCCCCACGCGCGCCAAAACCACTGCTGGATCGAGCATGTTCAAGTCTCCGTTGCCGTGACGCCGGCGAGGTTGCCTGCGTCGTCATAAAAAAATGTTTCAGTGCGCGCCTGCCCGTCGTATTCCGTTTGCGCGCACTCAAGATTGCCCGCCGGGTCGTAGGTGTAGGTGGTCAGGCGCGGCAGGCCGGCGACGATCTCCAATGTTTCGATCAGGTTGCCGGCGGCATCGTAGGTATAGACGGCCTCCGAAGGCTGGCCGGCGCGGCGGTTGAAGTCGGCGACGGATAGCTTGTCGCGCAGGATCGTCTCGATCAGATCTTCGTTTTCGCCGATGGTGGCAATCAAGTCCTGCACTGCATCGAACCACGGGCCGCCGGATTCGAGCGCCTCCAGAATCTGTGCGATGTCGGCGTCGATCTCCCGGAAGGCCGCGATGAGGCGCGGCCAGTCTTCCTGCAAATCGTTGTGCGGGCTCGGCAGCGGGTAATCGCGCCGTTGTGTGCGCTCGTCGATCGGCATCAGGCATCCCCCTCCAGCGCGATGAAGCGCGGATTCCGGATCAGCGGGCGCGCGGCGCTGCCGCCGGAGAGATCGATCCGCGCCTGTATTTGATCCGCGTCGATATGGGCGACCTCGTAGATCAATTCCTGCCAGCCATCGCCTTGCGGCGTGGAAGACCGGTAGGGGAGCGAGACCCACGCGCCGCCGGGGGCGCGGTACGACAGCGCCAGCGAGGCGCCGCCGGGGAGATAGCCCTCCAGAATGGCTTTCAGGCGGGTATTGGGCCCGCCGGGGAAGGCGCGCGACACATAGTCGCCCTGCGCGCCGATCGTGCCGGCGACCAGTTGGGTTCCGGGGTACAGGATCGGGCTGGCGGCGGTCGAGCCGATCAGGCGCGCGACGATGCCGACGCTGCCTGAGACCGGCGCGGGCAGGCGGACGGTTTGACCGGCGGCGACGGTGATCGATTCGCCCTCGGGCAGGCTGAGCAGCCAGGCGACTCGCGTCTCTGCGGTGGGGGTCTGCGCCTGCGCGAGCAGCATGAGGTCGGTGGCGTCCTCGACTTCGACGCTGCCGAGCGGGATGTCGCGCACCGTGGCGGAGTAGGAAGCCGCCAGCAGCCGGAAACTCATGTCCCGATCCTGATGCGCCGTCCAGGTGCGGGCGTTGGAGGAAGAAAACAACACGCCGACCTGATAGGGCTGGATCGTGATCCACACCTGGGCAGCGGCATCGAATTTGCCGAGTTCGGCAATCGACAGCGCGGCCTCGGCATCGTTGCAGAGGACGACGAGCGCGTATTCGGTGCTGGAAGCCAGGGCCACCGGCTCGGGAAAAACGATCCGGGTCGGGCCGCCCAACGCAATCGAGGAAGGCGAAACCCGCGCTTCGGCCAGCACTTGCTGGCCGGGAAAGCCGTTGACGGTATCGCGCAGTTGTACCAGGATCACCGAGGCGCCGGTTTTTGCAAACCACAGATCGACGGCGCCGGCCTGGACGTTATCCGTCATGATGAAGGTCTGCGCCAGGGGGTCGGTCGTGTTGCCGCACAGCACGTCGTTTTTTGAAAGAATCGTGGCCGTGCCGTCGGAATTGGGCGGGCCCCAGACGATGTCTGTCCACATCACCCAGGGTTGCTGGGAAAAGAAATTCGAGGACTGGGAATAGGCAGGGGTCTCGACGACGGTGGTCACGCTTTGCCGAAGCTCGGAGACCAGGGCGCCGGATCCGGAAAACATCCCCCGCCCGAAGGATCCGCCCTTGCCGTAGAAGAGGACTTCCTTGGTTCCCGCCGGCACGCCGGGAGGAATCTCGAAGTCTCCGGAAAGCCTGCCGGCAGCATCCGCAGGCGAGCCGGAAAAGGGAATCCCGATTCCGTCGAAATAGAGGGCGCCCAGGACTTCTCCTGCCCCGAAGCCTTCGGCCTGAAACGAAATCGTTCGCACGCGCAGGAACTCGGCGGAAGCGCTGGAAGAAGAAAGAAGACGATCCGACGTGCCGCCTACGCCGCCGGAAACGCGCTCGGTTACCGGAGAGGCCCACGAAGTCTGGATGTCCGTCCAGTGATCGAGCGCGGGGCTAAGCGTGATCCGAGCAGGGATCGGCGCAAAGGAATCGTAGGGATTGATCGGCATGGAACCGGTGCGCGCGCTCTGTTCGAGCACCGGAACGAAGCTGGCCGGCAGATAGGCCGGCGCGTCGATGTCGCCGGAAAGATAGGAAACCGTGGCCGAAACCGGCAGTTGCAGCGTGCCGGCAATGACCGCGCCGGTCTGCGGCTCGCCCTGGTCGCGCATTTCGTCGGACAGGAGCGGATCGACAAACATCCCCTTTTTGACGCCAGCCTCGCGCGTGGCCGAGTCGAATTCAAGCGCCTGCCGCGCGATCAGCCCGGTGTGCCAATCGAGCCGGTCGAGAATCGAGACCAGCTCCGGCATGGGCACGACGCGCACGGCGTCGTTGGTGACGCAGCGGGCCGCGTCGGCAGGCCGCCAGGTGTGCGAGACCAGCGCGAGCGACAGGAGGCTGGCCGGCACCGGCGGCGGGCGCGGCGACCAGTCGGCGGCGACGCCGGGAATCCACGTCAGCGCGCCTTCCTGGTCGAGACAAAGCCGGTCGATGCGCGGCAGCATTTGGCGGTAGGAGACGAGAATCAGCGAGCCGGGCACCGCGCCGGAGAGGCTGAATCCGTCGGCGTCGGCCTCCGTTGGGATGGCGGTCGAGATGTATTGGTACTTCACCTGGTAGGTGCTGCCCGGCGCAGGCTCGATGCCGGGCAGCGACCAATCGACTTGCCCTGCGGACAGCTTGTAGTCGGCGCCGGCGGCGTAGATCGTCGCGCCCTGGACGATGGAGACGATTTCGAGCACCGAAGTGTCGGGCAAGGGGTCGGAGGCCCCGGTATAGGCCCCGTGCATCAGGGTGACAGTCTTCTCGGCGGTGATGCGCACCTGGTCGATCGCGCGCGCCGGGGTGCGGTCGAGATCGATCCGTTGCAAGGCCAATCCGGCGCTGGTGTGCGGCTCGGAGTCGATCACGCGCAGATCGGGCTGTGCGTCATGGACCAGCCGGCGCGAGGTGGAGAGTGTGACGCCGTAGCCATTGACCCGCGCGCGGCCTTCGGCGACGAGATAGACCTGGCGTCCATCGTTCAAGTCTTCCAGGCGCGAAGCCGTCAGGCCATTGACGACGTAGGTGCCGCCTGCCGATTCGCGGTCGTAGCGCGCGAGCATTTGCGTGACCGAATCGAGGTTTGGAGGGGGCTCCTTTTGCCGCACGATCCCATCCTCGACGGCATAGACCGGGAAAAACTCGCCTTCCTGCCCATCCCCCGCAAAACCCCAACGCGGCAGGATTTGCAGCCGCGCGGCGCCTGGCTCTCCGTAGGCCGGGGTGTTCGGGGCGGGGCCGTAAAGATCGGGATCCTCGATTTCGGTGATGACCTTGGTGACGAGATAAATCCCGATGCTGACCAGCCCGATCGTCGAAATCGTGAATCTGGCTTCCGGCACGCCGCGCACCTTCCCCTTGAGGTAGATTGCGCCGGATTCGCAGAGCGTTTCGCCGCTATTCGGATTGACGACGACATTGGCGTCGCGAATGATGTCGCCATCCTTGAACATCACGTTGGCAACGCCGGAAATGCGCCCGATCAGCTCGGTCTGCATCTCGTTGATTTCGGCGCTTTGGGCAAAACGGTTGCATCGAAAAAGGATTTCGTCGTAGCCCTTGGCCGGGTCGTGGCGGTTGTAATAGTCGGCAGTCAATGTGTCCATGCTTTTTGGTCTCACAGGGTGATGACCCACTCGAAGGCTTCCTGCTTCGAGGGGTGGCGGTCAAAACTGTTTCCGTTTTCGAGAAGATACAAATCGCCGGGGGCGACGATTTCGTGTGGCAGGAAATAGCGCTGGCCCGGCGGGCAGCCGGGATCGACGAGGCCGTTTACAAAGATCCCGACCTCGCGGATCTTCTCGCCGACGCCTTCGCCCGGGGAAAAGGTGCAGCGGGCCAACAGATAATTTGTCTTTTGCGCCGAGCGCGAAAAGGCCATGTCCCCGATGAGAATGTCCCCGGCTTCGTCTGGCGTGACGAATTCAGGAGGGGAAATCAGGCGGCGCCCGATTTCGTCGATCAGCCCGGTCGCGTCCGGCCTCTCGGCGGCAATGGCGCAGGTGTCGCGCCATGCGCGGCAGGCGCTGCGCCATTCCTCGAAAGTCGAAAAATCCTCGCGGCGCGGTTCCGGGGCAAGCGCGTCCCACGCCGGGTCTCCCCGGCCCCACGCGAAAAACCAGGTGCAGCCCCGGATCGCCTCGGCGTCTGCCGCGCGGCCTATGCGGGTTTTGATTGCCATAAAAGCTTTCTCCTGAAAGTCAAATCAAGCCCCCCCTTTTCAAAGGGGGGCGGGGGTTTGTGTTCGAATCAAAAAGGTGTTGCCCCCAGAGCGGCGTCCATCGACTCGGCCTGCCGGACGGTAGCGCGTCGCAGGCGTCCAGTCGCGGTCGAGGTTGCGATTCGTGGAGACTGCGAAGGCATTGAGCGCGTTGCGTTCGGTGAATCTGGAATCGAATGTCCAGCCATCCCATTGCCCCTCTGCGTTGCGATGCGAAAGCGCCCGTGTTCGGCAGGCGCGGGACAAGACGCTGCGGGGGCGAGGCGCTTCGGCAATCGAGAGATGCCGATCTCCAAAGGAGAGTTTGATTCCGTCGATCCAGACGCCGGAGTCGTCGTCCCAGAGCGCCGCGTCGAGCTTCGCTCGTCGGTCAAACCCCAGCGGGCGAATGTCGTAGCCGTGGGTCATCCGGCGGAAATAGACATGGGCCGGAATGCTCGCGGCAACGAGTTGGCGGATCGCGGCGACTTCTTCCATCGAGACGATGGCGCCCGGATCGATCTGCAACACCGCGCCGGCACATTCGAGTGAGGCATTTTTCAGGCCGATCCATCTCAGGGCTTCCTTCACGGCGGCGGCGGTGCCGCGCTTCTTGAGCCAGGGAAGGCCGGCCTCGATCAGCGATTCTGCATCGTCGAAATATTGCGCAAAATCCGCGAGCCACCATTCCGAAGCCACCCAGGGCGCAAAACCGGCAGGACGCGAGAATTTGACGCCGGACGGAAATCCAGCCATGGCATCGAGCCACGGCGGCTGAACGCTGACCGCCAGCGCGCGTTCCATGGGCGTGCTGTTTTGCGGCAGCAGCCGCGCGACCAGGGCATTTACCATGAAACCCCCGCGTCGGAGAGAGTAATTTCGCCCGGGGCGGCAAATTCATCGTCGGCAAGCTCGATGTTCGTGGCCGGCGCTTCGAGTTCGACGCGCGCGATGCCGGGTACATGCAAACGAGACAGCAGCCAGGAGCGCGGCACGTCGCGCCCGAGTTGCGCGTAGCTTTCAAGCCACGCCGGAAATTCCAGGGCGAGGGAGAAGACCAGGTCGGTCGGCGCATTCGGTTCGCGCCAAAGGCGGGCAGCAACATCGATGCGGCGTTCCCTGGCCAGGCAAACCGATACATCGACGCCGAGCATCAGGGTTTCGTCGGACATCAACGCCGCGCGCACGGTGTACAGAAGGAGTCCGGCGTCGGCGCCTGGGGCAATCCATACGGCAACGACAATGGCGCCGGGGCGAGGGCAAAGCACGGCAGCATCGACAATGTCCTGCGAAACCGAAAGCGCGGCGAGGCGATAAAGTTCGCGCGTTCCGTTGCCGGCGAGCGCGGCAATCCGCAGTTGTGTGCGCAAACGGAGCCGCTCGTCGGATTCGTCGGGCATCTTGCTAATTCCGTAAAAGGCAGCAAGTTGTTCGAGGTCGGCGCCGCCGGCAAAGGCGAGCAGGTTGGCGCGCGCGGCGTCATTGATTCGGGCGCGCAGTTGTATTTCCCGGTAGGCGGAGACTTCGAGGATCTTGACCACCGGTTCCGATTCGAGCACGGCGTCAAAATCCGGAACCCACTGGCGAAACAGGGCCAGGTGCTGTTGATAGACTGCCTCGAAGTCGAGCGATTCCACGACATCCGGGGGCGGAAGTTGCTGGAGGTCGATGAGGCTCATAAGCGCAGTTCCAGTAACAATGCCTCGCCGCGATCATCGCCGGTGAGGCGCAATCCGATTTTTCCATCGAGCACGGAAGTGACTTCGACGCGCGAGATCGAAATGCGCGGCTCCCAGCGCCCGACCGCTCGGGCGATTTCTGCCTGAACGGCGGAAACCCATCCCTTGGTGACCGGAAGATCCACCATGCGCGGGAACTGCGATCCGTATTCCGGCCTCATGCGGCGGCTGCCCAGCGGGGTGGTGATGATGTCGATGATCGACTGTTCGAGATGTGCCTGGCCGGTCAGCGATTTTCCGTTCGCACGGCTCATTCCGGTCAGGGCCATGATTTACTCCGCGCCGATGCGCTCAAAGTCGTTGGGGCGAGCAAGAAGCCAGGCGATCAGGGCCGGATCGTCCGTGACGATCTGTCCGCGCTCGACAAGAAATTGCGCTCCATTGAGCAGCAGGACGCGGCTTTTGAATTTCCTGTCCAGGAAGCGCTCCCTTTTCCTGGACGCTTCCGGAATGTCTGCCGCAGCAACAATCTGTGTTTTTTTAGACATGAATCCTCCAAGTTGTTCAGGAAATGAAAAACCAGCCCCGGCCTGTGGTCGGGTGTCCGCAATTGGCCAGGTGTCCTTCGCGGCAGGCGGGTTGTCCGTTGAGAAGAAACCATTCGGATCCTTCGGCCATCTTCGGCGCGCCGTGCAGGCCGACGCCGTGAGGCACCAGCGGATCATGAATCACAACGACCGGCTCATTTTCGACGAAGAAAAAATCCTGGCCGCCGGCCAACTGGTCGCCGCCGCCGGCATTGTCCAGGGACCGAACCGCGATGCCGTGCGTCATGGCGTCCATTCCTCGCCTTCAAATTTCGGCGTCTTGAGCAATACGCCGTCGTCGCGCAGTTCCAGCGTGGTTCTTCCGATCTTCAGGACGATCTTTCCCGTTTCAGGAATGTCGATCAGATATTTTTTCGTCGCCCAGTCGTATTCGACACGCGCGCCGTCCGGCCAGAGATCGACCGTCGCGGTTTTGCGTTCGTCCGGGGCCGGGTGCTCGGTCGTGTAATACCCAGGCAAAATAAAGCCGCCTTCGGGCAATCCGCTCGGGCTGGCCAGGACGACTTGCTCGCCGATCGACGGCGGGCGCCAGCGGCGCATTTCGCCGGCAAACCCGGAGCTCCAGGGAATCCAGTCGCTGATCCATTCTCCGATGCGCACGCGCGCACGGGCGGATCGGTGGTCGATGTCGCAGATGGTTCCCGCGCGCAAGCTTCCTGCCAGGCGGCGATCGTGCTCGGCCTCGGCATAGGGGTCGGAGATCCTCATGATTCGCCCCAGTTTTCCGGCACAGCGTCGCCCAGTTGCCAGTATTTGTCTTCTTTCCCGGCGCCGGTTTCCGGGTAGATGCCGAGCAGGATGCAAAGCCCGGTGGAATCGGGCCAGGGCCAATTCTGCGGGCCGATGTTGAATTGATGCGTCCATTCGACCATCCACGAGAGATAGCCGTCCAGTTCGGGTTTGAAGGCGTCTTCGCCGATCTGGAGCATCTGCGCAACACTGACCGGAACGCCCCAGGTTTCGTGCGTGATCGCGACCGCGATTTGCGCCGCGAGTTCCCGAACCAGAAGCTCGGCATTTTTCTGTGCCGGGTCGAAAATGGCGCGGGCCTGAAAGTGCGCGATCAGCGCCGTTTCGCCCGTGCCCGGATCTTCCCCGGGGTCGATTTCGGAAAGTTCAACCAACACGGCAGGCAGCTTCAGGCTGCGCTCGATTTCCGGGTACGCGCCTACCGTAATGGTTTCCGGGATTTTTTGGCGCAGGCCATTGACGATGGCGGCATGCAGTTGTCCAAGGCTATCAAGCACGTCCGATGGCTTTCTGAATTTCGTAATTGATTTCCTGCCGCAAAATCTCCAGCAGGCGTTCTTCCACTTTTTCGGCAGCAGCGTGGAATGCCGCCTCGCCCTGTTTTTCCCAGTCCATTTTGACGCGCCGGTACGGCCGCCGTTCCCTGCCGACACGTTGGTACACCTTGCCGGCGAGACTCTTGGTGGGCGAGCGATTCACCCAGGCGCCCGAAAAACTGCGCCGCCCGACGGTGACGCCGCTGCGGGTTTGCCTCGGCGTGCCCAGGCGGTCGGCTTCGATGGGGTTCAAACCCAGCCAGATTTTCCCGGTGTCGTAGGAGCGCAGGAAGAAATGCAGGCGCGCCCGCAAGAGCTTTTGCGGAATTCGCGATTCCTTGCTGACGGCCTTGGCCACCTGACTCTTGATCCATACGCTGGTTTTGCGCAGGGTGCGGCGCCAGGCATTCTGCATCGCGGATTTCGACAATCCGTCCAGCTCAGAAAATACCTTTCCGGCGTCGATCTCGATATGGATCGTTTCACTCATTGCGGCCTCAATACCAGGACGGTGACGCCGGCGCCGTCCGGTTCGATGGAGACGATGTCGTAGCGGGCGCCGGAGATTTCGACGACTGTTCCCCGGCGCACGCCAGCGGCATCGGCATCGCGCACGGTCAGTTGAGGTTCGACGATGCCGGTGCCGAGCGTCCCGATTTTCGGCGCCAGCCACGGCGCGGCGAACAATCCACGTACCGGGCGCCCGTCAAGCACGGCATCGTCGGCGCAATGGACAAAAATGGCTTCGTCCATGCGATCCGTGAGGCTGCGAAACGGAAGCATCAGGCGCCTCCATCCCCTCCTGGGGGCGTGTCTCCTCCGGGCGGGGGTTTTTCTTCTCTACTGGCGGGCGTCGATGGGCCTTTCGGGATCGCGGCAAAGCCGCGTTCCATCAGAAAATCGGCCTCTTTCTTGGTGACGTCGATCTCGGCCCCGGGCGGAATCGTGACGCGATTGCTATTCACCAGGGTGATCAGCGCTGTTAGTTTCATGGCTTTCCCCCTTCAGGCGACGGTAATGGCAAGGGCGGCGTCCGGATGGCGCGGGATCGGCAAGGGCGCCGATTGCGTCATGACGTATTCGACCGCAGGATCCTGGTTGATCCAGTTTTTCGGGAACATTTCCATGGCCCGGTATCCGGCAGAACTGTCGATGATGGCGCCATACGCGCGCACGCCGTCTACGGCGGCGCTTCCGGCAATCACGGTGTTGGGCGGCAGGAACGGGATCTTCTGTTTCGCTTCGTCCCGGTAGTAGCCGCTGTAGACCCACACTTCGAGATCGCTGCCGAGCGTGCCCTTGTAGCTGTAGAGCCGTCCGGTGTCGGGGCCGGTTTCGAGTTCGCTGCGGCTGTTGCGGCGTCCATCGAGCAATTTCTGCACTTCCTCGAAGCGGACAAAATTGCGGTAGGCGTGCCGATCCATGATCAGCGTGGTGATCGGCGCTTCGGCCTGCGCGGCCCAGCTTTCGACGTCGTCGAGCGGTTTTGCGGTGCTCTCGCTCCAGCGCGTTGCGCCCGTCAGGGCGAGGGTATTGCCGGGAGAACGGTAGAAATCGACTTCCTGGGTCGGGTAGTCTTCCCCTTCGACAACGACCTTTCCAGTCAAGAGGATTTGCGCCGCCATGTGTTCCATCCGGCGCAGGATGCGCTTGCGGTGGTCCGCCAGGATGTCGGCAATGATGGCGTTCCGGCGCTGTTCCGGAGACAGCGTTCCGCCAATCTGCTCGCCAGGGCGACGCACAAAGACGCGCTCGGGGTCGACAACGTCCTTGGGCTTCAGGTAGGCCGGCTTGAAGGTGCGCATTTCGGAGCCCAACTGTTTCATGACTTTTCCGGCGACGAGCGGGGAAACGAAGGGCGCCAGGCGCATGTCTTCGGATACTTTGTCGAAACTGATGCTGCTGGTTTCAAAGGTGATGACGCCTGGGAAAAACAGTGAGAGCAGAAAGGTTTCGAACGGCTCAAGGCCGCCGATGACTTCGACGAGGGTGTCGGTATCGTAGTTGCGATCCATGTTGGTGTCCTTTACTTGATGACGATGCCGGTGCCGTCGAAGGCGGCGCGGCGTTTGTCGATGGTGTTGAGGCTGGAATGCCAGGTGAGGCCGTCGGCCAGGAAGTTGCCTCCCTTGTAGATCTGGATCGGCGTGTCGGCAACGGCGTTGGCGGCGTGTACCAGAACGCCAACGGCGAGCTCCGATCCGTCTTTGGCCTCAGGATTGCAGAGGACGAATTTCCCGCTGGCGGCAATTCGGCCAAGGACGGCGCGCGCCGGCAGGTTTTCTCCGGCAGCAAGCGTGCCGTTTTCGGTCGCGAGCGCCGGGGTGTCTCCGCCAAGGTATTGCACCGGGGTTTGGGTGATGCTTTCGGATTGGGCAAGCATGTGTTTCTCCTGGGTTGAAAAAACCTACGGGCGGCCAGTGGCCTTGTGGAAATCGGAAAGAATCGCGGAAGCCTTGCTCGGCGCTCCCTTTTCAGGGGCATCGTTGCCGACATTCGGGGCTTCGAGCCGGCTCATGGCCGCCGCCAGCGGGCCGACCGGATTGGGCGGCAGGGCGGTCTGCGGCGCAGTGGCCAGCAGGGAGACGGCGGCATCGGCAGCCATGTCGGTTTCAAAGGCCAGGTGCGCCGCCATCTGCTGGCGGCACGCCGAGGCTTCGGATTGCAGGATGTCGCGGATGCGCTGGCGTTCCGCCGTGCGCGCTTCCGAGGCGGCGGCGATCGCGGCGGTGTCCGGCTGGGGTTGGTCGGAAGTTGCGGTCGGTTGTTTCAGATCGTCTTTCATGGATAAGCTCTCCATTCGGTGGGAAAAAAACTGCGCCTTGTGTTTTTGAACCAGCGCGGCAAATGCGGATTCGCGGGTCGCAATACGGTCGGCGAATCCGATTTCAATGGCCGCTTCACCCATGTAGGTGAGCGCCTCAGTGGCGCGCACGGCGGCTTCGTCTATCCCGCGATTGCGGGCGACGGTGGCAATAAAAATCTGATGAATGCGGTCGACTTCGGTCTGCACCCGCTGCCGCACCTCGTCCGGCAGCGGCGCATAAGAATTGCCGTCGACCTTGTGCGCGCCGGCGTGAATCAGGGTGATGTTGACCCCCTGTTTTTCGACCGCGCGCGAGTAATCGGCATGCACCAGCGCAACGCCGACCGACCCGACGCGCCCGGTGCGCGTGACCACGACTTCATCCGCCGCACTGGCGATGGCGTAGCCAGCGGAGGCTGCAAGATCGGCAGCGATGGCAACGATGGGCTTTTGTCCGCGTGCGGCAAAAATTTCGTCGGAAAAATCGAAGGCTCCGGCGACCTCGCCGCCGGGACTGTCGATGTCGAGCAGGATCGAATGTACCGACTGGTCGTCGAGCGCCGCGCGGAACCACTCCGACAGGCGGTTGTAGCCGGTGAGTCCAGAGATGGCATCCGGCGTCGATCCGCGATGTACCAGCGATCCTTCGACGGGGATGATGGCAACACCGTCAGCGACCCTGTAACCGCTATCGGAGCGCTCAATCCTGTTGGCGTGCGCTGGGTCGATCAAGCCCCAGTCGCGCGAGGCATCGATGCGCGGACCAAGAACCGCAACGATTGTCGCCAGCTTTCCGGGATCAATCAGGAGCGGCGTGTCGAACAGCCGGGCGGCAATGTGCGGGAAATTCATGGGTTCTCCAATAAAAAAAACCCGCTCGAAGGCGGGGTCTGCGATGCGTCAAAAAAACGATCAGCCGTTCTACTCGGCGCTGACGCCAAAATTGGCAGCAAGGTTGAGGCCGATGCCCAGTTCCCGGATGCGTTTCTGCTCGCGCGAGATTTGCACCAGCGTTTCTTCCCAGTCCAGCCCGCGTTCCGCGCAGGCTTCTTCCAGGGTCAGTGTGCCCATCTGCATTTCCAGTTGGGTGGCCTTTCCTTCCTTCAGGGGGTCGATGTGCCCGCGTCCGGGACCAATCCAGTCGCAGCGCGCCCAGGCGGTGCTTGCCGTGTAGAAGTCTGGCGCGCCGGGCGGGAGTTCGACTTCGCCACGGTCGATTGCTTCTTCCAGCCACAAGGTGTAGATCTGCGTGGCAAAAAGCCCGGCAATCTGCTTGCGGCGCGCGCTGAAGAATTTCCAGGCTTCGATCATCCCGGCGCGAGCGCCGGAATAGTTGGTTTCGGAGTAGTCCCGTGCGAGTTGCTCGTAGCTGATGCCAAACGCTGCTGCCAAATGGCGCAGCGTCGACTTTTCAAACTCGCCAAAATTCGGGCCAGGGTGATTGGCCGGAGTGAACACAAGCCGCTCACCCGGATACAGGTGCGGAATCTTGACGCCGTCGAGCTTGACCGGAGCTTCCGCATGGAAATTCGCCATATCCCCAAGAACGTCTTGAGCGAATTTGTTGGCATCTTCCTTTCCCATCGCGTCGGCGGCTTGACCAAAGTTGAACTCGCTTTCGATCACCGCCGTGTACATGGCGTTGACGATCGCCGCTTCGAGGCTGATGCCCTGGAATTTTTCCAGCATCTTCGCCTTCGCCAGTCCGGCGACGATGCCGGCCTTGCCGCGCGTCTGCCCAGGACGCTCCGGCTCGAAGAGGTGAATGATTTGCGCCCGGCCCCACGGGGTTTCGCGCGGCACCCGGCGCCAGGTGCAGGTATCGGCGCCAAAGCGGGCGTCGCTCGGCAGCGCGCTGCGGATATGATACGCGGACGGTGCGCCGTGCCGGTCAAGTTCGACGCCGCCGCGCAGGGTGTCTGTATCGGAAAGTCCATACGGGTTGGTAAGCCGCGCGGGATCGACAATGCGCAGCGCCGTCGCGTAGCGCGCCGGATGGCGCGGCAGCCATTCGGCAACGGCAAGGATTTCCCCCGTCGTCAAAAAACTCCGGTACGCCAGCCCGATCAGGCCGGAGAGATTCTGCCGCCGTGTGACGTCGCAGTAGCATTGCAGGTCATCGGCGTACAGGCGAAAACGCGCTTCGACATTGCGCGCCCATTCCTCGGCCCAGTCCGGCGTGACGCCAAGCGCGAGGTAGTCCGGCTTTGCGCAGAGTTTAAGCCCGCCGCCGATGATGTTGTCCAGTTGCACCTGCATGCCGCCGGCGACCAGCGCATAGTTGCGCGCAAGATCATGCGTGCGCGCTTGCAGCATCGGCAGGTCGGGCAGCAGGTCCGCGTCGGGCGAGCGCAGCGCCGGAGACCAACTGGCGAGTTCGCGCCCGGCGCGCGCGGCAGTGTATCCGCCGGAAGATGCCGACGGCGTCAGCGGCTGGCCATGCGCATCCAGCAGGCGGAGAGTTTGAGCGTTTTGCATGTCAACCAAAGAAAGTGATGCAGCCGCGGCGTCCGCCCGGTTGCGATTCGCATTCAAGTTCCAGCTCCGCGATGTAGCGCTTGAGGCTTTCGATGCTGGCCGGCGTATAGGTGACACTGCGACCAGGCGCTCCGTTGACTTCGACCTTGACCACCTGCTCGCCCAGCGTAAGGCGGTGCAAGGCTTCGCGCGCTTCGGTCAATCGTATCGTGCTATCACTCATTGCTGTGCCTTTGTGCGTTCAGCTTGCGCGCCAGATCGGCAATGTTGCTGCCGCTGGCATTGCCATTCCCTGTCGCAGCGGATGGCTTGAATAAATCGTCCTGTTTCAGTTTGCGTTCCAGCTCCATCCACGCGGCTTCGGTCATCAGGTGAACCTTCGCGGCACGCGCCGCGTGCAATGCGTAAACTTCGCAGTCGAGCGCCTCAACAGCGGCGCCGGCCTTGCGCTGCCAGATCCGCTTGTTGCGGATGCTGCGGTGCGGCGCCTTGACTTCGCCTGTGATCTGTTTCCAGTAGTCGATGCGCACATCCTTGTGGGCATGCATTCTTCCCGCACCGCGCCCATCCAACTTCAGGCGGGCGTGCATCAGATCCTTGGCCTTGTGCGTCCCGACGATGTAGGGGCGCAGGCCATATTTCGCCGCCTTGGTGTTCGCCTGCCCCTTCAGGTCGATGCTTTCCTTCGGGCGCGCGAAGATCTCCCGATTGCCGTAGTCCTGCGAAGCGCCCTTGATCGCCATCAGCCAGCGCATCCGGCTCTGCCGCGTGCGCACGTAGTTGTAGACCGCGTCCGAGGTAGCGCCATCCGATGAATCGATGCTCGCGGCAAAGACGCCGATCGGCACACCGCAAGCGTGCGGCACGGCGCCAAACAGGAGCTTGTCGAGGTCTGTCCATACCGGATCGTTCTTGTCGACGGTGTTCCCGTAGATTTCGATCCACTGTATCAGCCAGCTTTCCTCGTCGCGACCCCAGGCACGCAGCAGCACAGACAGCCGGTCATGCTGTACATCCACGCCCGCCGTCAGAATCAGGGCTTCGGCAGGGACTGATCGCTCCTGGTATTGACAGTGCTCCGAATGCTCGGCACGCTCGCGCAGGGTGTCGGCATCCAACTGATCGCCAGTGAATTCGTATGGCAACCCAAGGCATGAATTGACAAACACGATCATGTCTGTGTCGTCGCCCTGTTCCAGCCCCGCCTGCGCCTCAAGGTAACGTTCGACCAGCCGCGCCAGCCGGCTCGATGTCCAGGAGGCGTACAGCTCGCTGATCTGAAACCCGGCAACTCCAGAGAACGCCTGAGTGGCCACCTGGCGCAAGCGTTTCACGTTCTCGGTTTTCTGTCGGTCGTTCCAGATCGAGCCACAGTGCGGACAGACGTAGTACGCCGTTTCCGGCAACGCCATGCCATAGACCGGATGCGGCGGCCCACTGGAGCGCTCGTCCCATTTGACGTTCGTCCAGTCCAGTACGTGGTAATCGCCACATTCGTTGCACGGCACCTCAAACTTGCGCTGATCGCTGATGAGATACGCCGTCTCAACTATCGAAAGCCCCTTGACCGACGGCGTGCCGCCGAAAACAACCTTGCGATCGTCAAAGGTCTTTGTCCGTTCCTCCAGGAGCTTGATCGAGTTGCCCTGCTTGCCCACGTTTTCGCTGGCGTCATCCGGCTCCTCGACAAACACGAGCGGCGCCGGCGTCGACTTGACGTTGGTCGGGCTGTTCGACCCGACAAGCTTCAGGAAGCCTCCCGGAAAGCGTAAAAAATTCCAGCGATGTCCAGCCTTGCGCGAAGTCTCGACATCGACCAGTTGGCGCAGCGCACGGGTCGCGCGCACCATCGGCGACAACTTTTCCTCGCGGTATTCCTTCGCGGCATCGGTTTTGGCAAACATGCCAATAATTGGCGACGGGCGGTAATGAATCGTCTTGCCAATCCAGTTGTTCAGCACCGTTGTCCAGGCAACCTGCGCCGATTTCATGCAGACGACCTTCCAGACATCCGGATCGTCGAGCGCGGCCTGAATATACGGAACCCACGGCGTAATGTCGTCGCGGAATTTTCCTGGCCGGGCGCTCTCTTCAGCAGAAAGGAAGCGGTGCCGACGCGCCCATTCAGTCGTCGAGATTCTCGGCGGCGGATGAAAGCCCTTCCTCACTCTCCCGATCAGGCGCATCAGCGTCTGTCTCGTCAGTGTTTGCCAAGTGTTCGAGTGAGGCATAAATATAGGTTTCTATCATCTCTGGAGGCACTTCGATGTTAAATGACTGCCTCAAGTCGGCACGCAGTTTCGTGCCCATCGCCAACAGTTCCGCGCGCGCAGAAATCACCATCGCCTGCCAGACCGATTCCATTTCTATCACTGGGATCAGTTTTCCAGCTTCGCGCGCCATGTTCATTTCAATCTGATCGCCCTTGAGCTCCGATTCACGCGTTTTGGCCTCTGTAAGCCGTACCTGATTTTCTCCACCGCGCCCCGCTGCCATGCTGCGCAAATGACGGATATAAGCGATGCGCACGGCATCGAGATTGCTGGAATCCGCGACTTCAAGCCGAGGCAAAGTCTCTTTGAGCCGCGTCACACTCATATCCAAGTGTCGTGCAATTTCAATCTGCGTGGCCATCTTCAATCAACCGGAAACAGCAACCCCTCAAGAAATCCCAAATCTGCGCAAAACTTGCGTGTTTCCTGATCTCAGGGAGTTGGCGCGCGAGGGAGTACCTTTTTTTGCGCGGGGCGTGTTGAGAAATAAAAAAACCCCGAAGTTTTTTGGCTGCGGGGTTCGTTGAGTTACATGCTGCTCGTCTTACCATAGTTCAGGTTGTTTGCTTCCCTTCACCGGTGGAAACAAAAAACCCGCAAACCTTTCGGTGGCGGGTTCTGGCTTTGTGCTTTGGACGCAAGAAAACAAGTTTGGCTAATTTTTACCTAAAGTGTGCAATGTTCGCAAGTGGTTTTTTATCTCGCCCGAGGTTCGTTTCTTCGATAGTGCGGTTCGCAGCGGTCGCGCAGCGCCTTGAGCGCGCAGCATCTGAACATGGGTTCGTTTCGCGCGTCGAAGAAGAGCGGCGCGAACGATGATCCCAGGGTTTTCAGTCCTTGCTCGATGATTTCCGTGCGCTCATAGAAATACTTGATCATCGTCAGCAGCCCGTAGAGATTGAAGGCTTCGGTTTCGGTCAGTACCACGGCGGGCAGTGGCGGCGGCAGGGAAGGCATCTCCAGCGAGGGGAGCGGCGGCAGCGGCAAGCGGCGTTGCCGGTGCGCGGAAAGCTGATCGAGAAAGACCCGCAGCACTTTCAGGTGAAAGGCCGGGGAAATCCACGCGGCGTAGGCGATGACCAGTTCCCGGCAGGCATAAGTACCGCCTCCTGCGCCGCGCTGGGTCTTAATTGCGCAGATATGCGCATTTGAAATCTCGTTGATCAGCGCCCACGTCTGGTCGATGCGCAGAAACTGATTCGGGCGGTTTTTTTCTTCGCCACCGGCGGCGCGGTGCAGATCGTTCAGGGAATAAAGGCCGTCGTGTTGACGGATGGCGGTCTGATCGACCGTGATGAGGGCGAGTGCGTTCATGTTGCAGCTCCTGTTCGAGACTTGAAAATCTCGCAGGGCCGCTATCACACGCCCCCGCGAGGTGGCCAGGAGGTTGATAGCCCGTGAACAGCCGGGTAGGCTTCTTCCCCCTTGCGGGGTGTTGTATCCGCCGTCCTCCCGGCCATTGAGAAGCCGGACGCAAAAAAACCGCGATGCTGTCGGGCGCGGATACCGCTGTTCGTCGGAGCTATCACACCCCTTGAACGCACTGTACCCACTACCCGGAGGGATGTCAAATACTGTCGAGCAGGCGGCGAGTTTCTTCCAGATCGTCGGTCTGGATACCCTCTGATTGAATCCGGCGGATATCGTCTTCGGTGAATCCGGCTGCTTGCAGCCGTTCAATCCATCGCCGGAATCGTTCTCTGTGCGTCCGGCTGCTTGGGCTGTTTTTTTCGAGCTGCACGAAATGCCCGATTTTACTTCGGTAGATATGTTCAAGCGTTTCTGACCATACGCCACGCCGTTGTAATTCTGATCGTGCCTGTTCGCGGTCGAGTGGCGTGATATGAGCCGGGAATTTTTCTCCCCAGAGGGTGCGTCGCTTTTTTCCAAGAGCCAAGGCTGTGAGATAGGCAGAACTGCGCTTATAGTCTTTAAGCGCAAGGCGATACGGCTCAAGCTGCTCGCCTTCAATGCCAAGCACGCGGGAAATTTCTGAGAGTGTATTTGTTCCGAGTGGAACAACTTGCCTTGGATTTTGGCTGAAACAGAACGGGAATCGGTTGATAAGTTCGCTAAGAACTTCGTTATATTTGAATTTTTTTTGCATAACCAAAACCCGGTCACGTTTTTTTCCGTGACGGCAAGAGCATAGCCCGGTTGCGCGGCGGGGTCAATGGCGGTTTGTTTTTTCGACTTATTGGGGGTACAATAAGTATGATGTTGATCGAATTCGACCCTGCCAAGGATGCCTTGAACATTGCCAAACACGGGGTTTCCCTGACCGAGGCCAAAGGGTTCGAATGGGACAGCGCCCGTGTGCGTATGGACACGCGGGAAGATTACGGCGAAGAGCGCATGATTGCGCTGGGATACATCGGAGCGCGCTTGTTCTGCATGGCCTTCGTCGAACGCAACGACGCCTGCCGCGTCATCAGCCTGCGCCGCGCCACAAGAAGTGAGGCCAAAAGTTATGCCGAAACTTAAACCCGGAACCCTTCTGCCCACCGACGAGGAAGATGCCGCCATCACGGCCGCCGCCTTGTCCGATCCTGACGCGCTCCCATTGTCCGATGAACAATGGAAAGCCATGCCGGTGATGCGCATTGGCCGCCCCAAGGCCCGCGCCACCAAACAGCCCGTCAAGCTCAGGCTTGATCCTGATGTGCTGGCGGCGTTGCGCGAGGCGGGCGACGGCTGGCAGACGCGCATCAACGATATGTTGCGCGCTTCCCTGCGGCTTGCCGGGCGCTTGTAAGCCGCCGGGGCGGGGGCAATGCCGTGGCGATTGCCGCAGTGGGCGGCGTCAATCGCAGCGGCGTTCATCGTTGAATTCCTGTTCGTGTTTCCGGAGTTCCTGGTGGATGCGGTCGAGGCGCAGGTACAGGGCGCGCTTTGACATTCCCAGCTTCAACGCGGCGCTGGCGGCGGTTTTTTCCCACACGTAGAAGGCGAGGATCGTTTTCAGGTCGGTGAGGGCCAGGCGCTGGACGCATTGATCGACGAAGAGGGCCTGCTCGTCGAGTTCCGGCGTGCCGGGCCTGAGATACTCGCCCGAGCTGCGCGCGTTCCGGAAGGACGGGGAGACCTTGTACCAGCCGCACTCGCCGCGCCGTTCCCTTTCTTTCCATTGCGCCCAGCGGTTCAGCCAGGCGTCCCAGTAAGCGATCATGCAAACTCCCGTTTTTTCTGTTCTGTCTGCGCGTGCACGTTTTTCTCGAAGGCGATGACTCTTTCGCGCAAGGCCTTGGCCTGGGCGGAACGTTCCGCGAGCCAGGCGGCCCAGCACGCCATCAGAGCCTCATCGCCGCGCTCGACGGCCTCCTGAACCGCCGCGCGCATTTCCTCGACTTCCGCTTCGCTCCATCCTTCCGACGCCTTGAGCCAGGCCGCCAGCGTCAGGAAGTCGGCGCGCATCTGCTCGATCATTCCGTCTTACCTGTTTTTGGGTAGGACGGAAGGTAGGACGGCGCAAACCCGCACCAATCCTGTGTCTGTCCTACCTCCCTACCTGTCCTACCTGTGTAGGCAGGTACACGCGCGCGTATACGCGCGGGTGCGCCCGCCCGCGCCCGCCCGCGCCCGCGCCCGCCTGCGGCGAGGTGGGACGAGGTAGGACGGTAGGACAAAACCAATACCCACGCGGTTTTCCGCCGTCCTACCTTTTCCGGTTCGTCCCACCTTGAGGCGAGACGGATCACCGATCCCTGGTCAGAACGGATCATTTCCGCGCTCCTTTTTCATTTCGGACAACCAATTTTCCGGGCGCAGGTAGAAATACCCCCGCGCGCCCGAAGTCTCGCGCTTGCGCTTCCATCCGATCGCGCGCATCACATTGCCCACGCGCGTCGCCATGCTTCTGCTGGCGTCGATTTTCGATGGCTCGACTTTCAAGAGATCGCCGAGGATTTCCTCGGTCGTCACCCGATCCGACGACGATGGCCGCTTGAGCAGCCAGGTCGTGATCATGGTCATCCACGGATCGATGATTTCCCGTGTTTCCTGCTCGGGCCGGAACAATCGTTCCTGCTCGTCGCGGCTTGGGTGCCATCGTTCGCCACGGCGGAACATGACCACCGCTTCCGCGAAAAGCTGATCGCGGGCGGCCGCCAGGCCGTCGAGATTGATCCGGTCGACTTCCTCGACCAGCAAGGGCCAATAGCGCGTATTGCCCGTGCTGTCCTTGAAATACTCGGACTGGTTTGTCGTTCCGGCAAAGCAGGTTTCCCGCTGGTTATCGCGCGGGGCCCGGTCGTAGGGCGCGCGGAAGCGGTCGACCTGCGAGGAAATGAATGACTTGATCCGGGTGATCTCGGAGCGGTTGAACGCATCCAGTTCGCCGACCTCGAACAACCAGCAGCCCTGGATCAACTGATAGACATCCTTGTTGTTCAAATCCAGCGGCGCATCCGAAAAAAACTCGCCCCCCAGGACGCGCAGCGCGCTCGACTTCCCCCGAAGCTGCGGGCCTTCCAGGATTGGCATCGAGCGCATCAAACAGCCGGGCCGGAAAATCCGGGCCACCATCCCGATCAGGAACATCCTCCCTGCCAGCGCCGAATATTCCGTCTTGCGCACGCCCAGGAAATCCGTCAGCCAATCTTCGAGGCGCGGCACACCATCCCATTGCAGAGACTCCAGATAATCGCGCACCGGGTGCCAGCGCGTCTCGGACGCCACCCATCCCACGGCGGAAGAAAGCGTCTCCGAAGAACGCACGATCATCCGCTCGTTCTGCGCCAGCCAAAGCCCCAGCCGGAAATCATCGTTATCGTCCCACTCGATTGGCTGCGTAAACGATTTCGCGGATTCCCAGGGCGCCGGATTTCGCCGGACGATCTTGCGCGCGAACACATTCGCCCAGATCACCTCTTTCCAGTCCGGATGATGCTTCAGGATCAAATAGACGTTTTCACGGCAATCGACGAGTTTCTCGTCCTTGCGGATCAACAGCGCCCGCCAGGAATCATCCCCGCTTTCTCCGCTGCCTGCGCCAGCGGGACCGGCGGGAGAAACCCCTTTTCCCCCCTGTCCCGCTGGCGCGAACAGCGCAACATTGGCACGGATGAAATCCGCCAGTGCCGCGCCCTTCAAGCCTTCCGAGATCGCGTCTGCCACATCCCAGCCATCCGGCTTTTCTCCCGGCGCCGGGATCTTCAGCATCCACACCTTGCATCCCAGCGCGTGCAGCTTTTCGGCAACCCTGTGCATCGCCATCACGCCGGGTTGCCTTTCCTCCGGCAACAGCGGCTTCGATTCCGGATCGACCCCTGCCTTGCGCTCTGCCGGCGTCAATGGAACGCGCTTGGCGTCGCAATCGGCCCACAGCAACACCTTACGCCCTGCCACCGGCACAAAATCCGTCTTATCGACCGCCTTGCCGCCGCCCGGCCAACTCATGGAAACCAGATCGGGCAATTCTGCTGCGGCCGCATCGGCGCATTTCTCGCCCTCGACCATCAACACCGGCGCATCCGGCTTTTCCGCCAGCCGATCCAGACCGTAGAGCGGGCGCGGCGCAGGAAACGCCATCCAGCGCCACATCGACTGCCCGGTTTCCGAATCCTGCGCCCACACCAGCGGCAGGATTTCCTTCCCGCCGTCGGAGGTCCGAAAGCGGCAGACGTAGCCGAGCATCGCCCCGGCGGCGTCGCGATAAGCCCAGACCGTTTCCGGCTCGCCGCGCTTGGGGTGCGCGCGCGGCGGCGCCAGCGCGTTCGGCGGCACCGGCAACACCGGCTTCCACGTCGTTTTTTCCACGGCGGGGCGGGGAGGCTTCTGGCGCCGCGCTTCCGCTGGCGCACCGGAACCCGCCCCCAGCGATCTACACGCCTCCTGAAACGTCAGCCCCTGGTGCTCCTGCAAGAACTTGATCGCATCCCCGTTCGCCCCGCAGCCGAAGCAGTGATAAATCTGCTTTGCGGGCGACACCTTGAAGGACGGCGTTTCCTCGTTGTGAAACGGGCAGCACGCCTCGTATTCCGCGCCGGACTTGAAGAGCGGCACATACGCGCCGATCACCTGGACGATATCCACGCCGCCCAGAACCTCTCCCGTGTTTATTTTGCTCCCCATGGTCTAACTCATGGGGAGCGGCGCGTAGAGCCGCGCCAGAAACCTGCGATAGACCGCATCGAAGCCCGTGGGCGCCGCGCTGACGAGTTCGGGCCAGTGTTTTTCGAAATCCTTCGGGCGCAGATCCCGGCGCGTCACCGCGCCGAGCGTGATCCGCTCGATTTCGACACAGATCAGCGGCGGGCAGGTCCGGTTGCCGCAGCGCCATTCATACACATGCGACCGCGCAACCCCGAGCTTTTTGGCGAGCTGCGCGGCGGCGCCGCGCTCAAAGCAGTAATCGTCGAGCGTCATTTCCCTGTCCCTCCCTGGCAATCCCCCTCGCTCCCGATCAATCCCAGCCGTTTCAGGCGCGACGCCTGTACAGTGACCGCGTGGTATTCGGCGACGATCATCTTTTCGAGGAGGTATCCGGCGTGTTCGCTAATATCGTCCGACTTCAGGCCCGCGATCAGCGCCAGGCGCTCATGCATTTCCGGCGTCAGGCGCACATGGACCGACTTCTTGTCGATGCTCATCGTCTCACCCCAAAAAAACCCTTCCGGGGCCGCAAAGCCCCGGAAGGAAAGGCCGTGCAGCAACGGGGGCGGGCGCTCGCAGCGAGCGTAAAATCAGATTTCCACACCATCATTTCCCCTCAAAGGAGCGCCCATGACTGTCAATATCGACCATCTGGAGCTGGAGATTCCCTGCCCGAGCTGCGGACAGGAAGCCAAGCAAACGATCGGAAGGCTCAAGCAAAGCCCGGTACTCATCTGCCGTGCCGGACACCAATTCGAGGCGGATCCGGAAAGCTTGCGCAAACTCATCCAGACCGCCCAGGAAAACATCGACAGGCTCGCAAGAAACCTCTCGAAGACGATTCAATTCTGAGAGCGCCGAAAGGGCTGGCCCGAAATCCAAACCTGCGCGGATTGTTACCGTGCATGAGGAGCTCACGCGACCTCCTTTTTGGGGGCGGCGAGTTCGGGCTGCGCAGCCTCGCTGAAAAGATCGGGGCGCGCGAGGCGAACAGACGCCGGAATGCCTCTACGACCCCAATTTGCACAACGCTGCGCCCCGCCTGGCTTCGTATATCCAAGTTTTTTCGCCAGAACGGTTGGGCCTCCGAGGGAGTGAATAAGCTCTTTTGGACTCATAGCCCAATTAAACACCATGTTTATATGTTTTTCAACCCCTTGTGTATCAACATTTTGTTTATATTTGGTATGGTGTCCTGATGCATGAAACGATGAAACGCCTCTACCTTTCGGCAAAAATTATAAAAAACATCACTGGGCCATCAGCCGTGGCTTCTCTTCTTGGAGAGTCCCCACAAACAGTTAAAAATTGGGAATCTCGCGGAGTATCAAAACCCGGAGGTCTTAATGCGCAGGCAAGAATTGGCTGCTCTGCGACATGGATCGAGTCCGGGGAAGGCGCAATGAGGATTGATCCGTCTGAAGACAAAAACAATGTGCGCTACATCATGCTTGATGCTCACGCCGCCTGCGGGCAAGGGTCAATCAACGATGACTACCCGGAAGTTATTCGCAGCATCGAAATGCCAATAGCGGTCGCGCGTCGCTTCATCGGACGCGCCGACAGCGCCGTGAAGATCATCCAGGCCATGAACGACAGCATGATCCCGACGATCAACTCCAAGGACCTGCTGTTTGTGGATACCTCTGTCACCGAATTCCAGGGGGGCGAAGGCGTCTATCTGATCTTCCACGGCGGCGGGCTGCTGTGTAAAAGACTGTCTTTCGTTGGGCGCGTGCTGACCGTGCTTTCCGACAATGCAAAGTACCCGCCCTGGCCGTGGGAAGAACGTTTTGAAGACACGCGGATCATCGGCAGGGTATTGCGGGCGCTGCCCCTGGATTTTACGGACTTTGGCGGCGATGCAGCCCAAAGCCCGGAACAAGACTCAAAGCCGACACGGTCCGCAAGGTGATTCAGGATCATCGGCACCGTCGTTGGAAAGTGGGAAGATGAATGAAGAAAGACCTCGATCAATCGACAGAAAACGACCTCGATCAACGCAGGCGGTTTGAGATTGAAATTCTGAAAGCAAATGGTGATATTCTTCGTTCAGAAAACGGGTTCGATCTTGCTAGAATCGTTATCAAGAGTGCCTTCGCAGTGCTTGCGGTCTGGATTTTCATGGACGGGCTCAAGGAAATTTCCCAAAACGCACCAGGGCAGATCAGCGCAGTGGCAGAGCTTGCCAAGTCGATTCATTTGAGTGAAATTGTTGCCTATATCGTTGCAGCAACCTCGTTTGGAGCATGGCGTTACGAGCGCTCCGGAAAAAAACGAGCCATCGCGATGCTGGGAGACTTCCGGAGAAAAATTGAAGGAACAGACCCGAACCGCTCGAGCAGTTGCTTGACCGAAACGGGCGACACCCCGAAGGAGTAGGACGATGGAATTGATTCTTGCCGCCATTTCTATTTTTGCGGCTTATGCCGTATGGCATTACATGTGGATTCCGACCGCAACAGATCACCTTCGGGATCAGCTTTTCGACCTGCGCGACGAAGTTCGCGCAGAGTTTGTCTCGCGCGGAATACCCCTGCACAACCCCGCCTATGAAGCCTTGCGCAGTCTGCTGAATCAGTATTTGCGCTATACGGAAAAAGTGAACATTGGCCGTTTTATCTCTGAAGTTGCTGTAGCGAATCAACAGCGCGATCTATTCAGACGGCTGAAAGACAGGATAGAAGAACCATTCAAGACTGAGCCCCCGGAACTGATGGAATACATTCAGCATGTTCGGCAAAGAGCCATGATCCATATGTATTGCATGATGGCGAAAACCTCTGTTTTGCTCATCTCATTGATCCTTGTTGCCATGATATGCACGTGGGCAGTCGATTTCATCAATGCAATCCGCAACACATTGCCGAGCATACCTTCCTTGAAGAAAGCGATGAATGCCGTTCCGGTGGTTGCCATTTTTGCTACCCTACTGGTGCGGACGGGCATCGCTAGAGAAACTTGGGATGCATCAGAAATAGAAGAATATGCTTATTCCCAGCAGAGAAATTAAAATTTGGCTTTTTAGTTTTCAATTTCTTGTTTTGTTTTTCGCAGTGTCACTCCCCGCCGACGCCGTGCAGAAGCGCAGCGCGGCTGCCAAGGCGGAATTCCGCCGGCAGCATCCTTGCCCGGCCACCGGCCAGAAAAAAGGCAAATGCCCCGGCTTTGAAATCGATCACATCGTCCCGCTCTGCGCCGGCGGGGCGGATCGCCCGCAAAACATGCAGTGGCTCAGCAAGGCCGCTCACAAGGAAAAAGGGAAAAAAGACATGCAGCAATGCCGGACGAAGCGAAAAAAAACAGCCCAGGAACCTTGAACTCTGGATTTCGTCCCCGGGCGTTCTTTCGTCAAGTCTTTTTTGTTGTTATCCGGCGCAGGCGTGCCATAATTCAAAAATGAACCCTATACGCACCTATACGCTCCCTCAAGGACTCTCCCGCGCGGTGAAACTGGCGGAAGAGACGGCTTCGCTCGATCTGCTGCGCGACATCGACCGCACAGTGGACAAGCTCATGGAGGATGTGCGTTATTTTGACAAAACGACGCGCCAGCTCCATGAAATAGAGGAAGTGGTCAAGGCATCTCCCGTCAGGAAAGGCGTCTTTCTTGATCCGGAGGATCGCGCCATCCACGCGCTGGAGCGGGCGGAAGAAATCCTGAAATCTTCCTTGCCCAAAATCATCCGGGAACGCGCCAGCATCGACAGGGACAAGAGCCTGACCCATGAGCACCGGGATTCCCTGCACGCGGCCTATGAAGAATGGATGCTCGCGGCTACCGCACACCTTGAAATCATTCAAAAAGTGCGTGGGGTGATCATCAGGCACGATATGGACGCGGAAGATCGGGAAAAACTGCAGCGCTTCGAGAATGCGGAAGATTTGATTGCGGATTTGCGCCAATGACCATTGTGGGCGCGGGCGGGGCTCAACTGAAAGCGCTTTTTCGGCTCTCCCGGTTCAAAAAGGATTACAAGCGTTTAAGCCCGGACCTGCAGGACCGCGCAGACCTTGCGCTGGGCAAGCTGCTCCAGGACCCAAGGCCACCAGGGCTTGGATTCGAGAAGCTCAAAGGCTATCAAAACCCGGACATCTACACGATCCACGTCACCGGAAACTTCAAAATCTCTTTCGAGATCGACGGGGACACCGCCTATCTGCGCCGCATTGCCAAGCATGACGAAATAGACGACAATCCATAAAGACCGACCTGCGGCGTGCCGCAGGCCCGAGGGGCCGCCGCTGGGAAAGCGCGGCCTTTCGCTTTTTCAGGAGCCGCCCGCACAGAAACGCAGCGCCAAGGCAAAGGCCGAGTTTCGCCATCAGAAAGCTCAGGAGTGCCACGAAATCCCGCAAGTGATGCCCGTGTTACACAATTTCGTTTGACAGCCTGAATTGACGCCGACCATAATCAAGGCGTGCGGCAAGGGGTGTTCCTTGCTACTGTGGCGTTTGACGTCACTGCGTTTAAAACAAAGCACCGCTTGTAACACAAACGGGCATGCTGTCTCGATCAAAGGAAAGAGAAATGGACCTTGGCAAGGCCAAAAGACAAGCTTTCTATCGCGGGTTCTGGAGCGGGCTTGCAGCACCTGTCGATTTGTTTTCACAGGTAGATTTGCCGGAAGCGCGTGCGGCCAGAACCAGAGTAAAAAGCCCCCTTCTCGGCGCCGCTGAAGCCTTGCGCTCCGACTGGGTGAAAATTGGCAAAGATATGGATAATGCTATAAAAACCTATGACAGAAGCATCAGAAACTAGCCCGCAGCAACACCCTGTACAAACACAGCAGACGGGCGAGCGACAAACAGCGGAAGCCCTTGCTGTGTCGGCGCATTATGAAGGGCCGATCCCTCCTCCTGGGATGTTGCGTGCTTATGATGAGATCGTCCAAGGTTCGGCAAGCCGGATTCTTCAGATGGCCGAGGATGAAGTCAGCCATCGCCGCAGGATGGAACTGGAAGTCCTTGATATTGAAAAAAAGCGCATGGAATTGACTTTTAACAGCCATGCGCAAGGAAGAATCCTTGGTTTTATTATTGCGGGCACGTGCACCATTGCAGCGACCTATGGTCTGGTCGCCGGCGCCAATCCTTGGCTTGTTGCAGCATTTATCAGCCTTCCCGTCGCCTCCATCATCAAGGCAGTGGTTGGAGAGCCACGCGACAGAAAGGATCAAGAGAAAAAGGATATGGGCGAGGCCAAATAATTGCCATAAAGACCGACCTGCGGCGTGCCGCAGGCCCGAGGGGCCGCCGTTGAGAAAGCGCGGCCTTTCGCTTTTTCAGGAGCAGCCCGCACAGAAAGGCTCAAGTCACGGCCATCCCGTGGCCCGGCAGCAAATCCTTCAATACGTAAGTGCGGTGATAGGCCGCCGCCTGATGGAAGCGATAAACGGCGCTGTCAATCCCGGCCTGCGAGTTTGCCCGCTCGTGGAAAAACTTCTTCTCCAGTTCCCAGAGGCGGGAATCGTAAGCAGGAATCCCCGGCGTCAGGCCAGATTTTCCCCATTTTGAGCATCGCTCCTCTTCCGTGCCTTCAAAAGCGATGATGCTCCGCACGGCATCCCGGATGCTCTCAAAGGCGGTTTGTGTGCTGTTTTCATAGCGGCGCTTTGCGAAACGGCAAAAAAAGCTGTGCAGCTTCTTGCAGGCTTCCAGATAGTCCGCCGGGTTATCCCGATGGCTCAGGGCCCCGTTTCCCGGCCTTCTTTGCTCGAACTCGAAGCCCCAATGCACATACGGCCTGTCCGGCATCGTCGCCACCGAGCCATGACCGAGCGCCAGATTGTTCGCGCTGGAACAGAGAAACCGATCCGTTTTCCCGAGGATGTATTTTTTGATTCCAGGCTCTGGCTCTTCCAGAAACAGGAAGGATCCCTTTTTCACCTTGTTGAAATCCGAAGTCATCCCCGAAAACCCGTAGTGCGAGAAGGTATCCGCGTAGACATGAGCGCAGATCCCGATCAACTCCAGGCCATAGGGCTTTTCTGCCGCCACTTCGAGGTGGTTTTCCAGCATTTCCCGCACCAGCGGGCCATCCTTCACGCACAGAAGCCTCTCTTCAAAGCAATCGCCCGCGCCGCCGGGGAAGAAATGGAAGGGAATCCAGATTTTTCGCTGCTCCTCGAACCCGCACCCCTCATCCCTTGAGGTCCGAATCAAGGACTGCGCGGGATGGTGCGCCGTCGTGACGACCGAGAGCCTCCCGCCATCCGGGTGCGCCTGGCTGTCGTGCCAGGTCGAATCATCGACATACTGCGACGCGGTGGCAATCACCACCGCATCGCGGGCAGGAATCCCGGCGGCCACGGCCATCGCATAGGTGCCGGCGTAGTGCATGTCTTTTTGCATGGCTTCTCCAGGAAAAATTCAGCTTGCAGTGTATCCCGCGCTGGCGGGCTGCACCGATTTTCCAAATCCACTTAAAAAATATTCCGCGCCAGTAGGGAATCTTAATAAAAAATTAAAACAGTAATTTAGAAAATCAAAGGCTTGACGCTGCCTCCCCTATGCGCGCATAGGGGAGGAAAGATTTTATCAAAAAACAAACAAAGCGTTGATTTTTTGATAAACATGGTGTTTAATACATCAACTGGCGGCACCAGCACTCCCCCCGAACACTCCCCCCGCGCAGCCGAAAGCGCCCCCGCCGCCACCCCTCGCCCCCCGCCGGGGTTTTCGGCAGCGGGGACTTTTTAACCACAAGCGAAAGGAATCTTGAAAATGTCTCTCAACGGAATGATCGGAAAGACCGTCATCGTGCGCACCTACAGCGCGGGCGTCTGGTTTGGTGAACTCGCCGAAAAGGATGGCGCCGAGGTCATCGTCAGAAACGCCCGCAGGATGTGGCGCTGGTGGGCCAAAAAAGGCATCAGCCTCTCTTGCGTCGCGCTTTACGGCATCAAGCCGGAAAAAAGCAGAATCTGCGCCCCGGTCGAATCGGTCTGGCTCGAAGCCATCGAAATCATCCCCGTGACGGACATTTCAAGAACAAGCATCGCCGAAACGGAAAACGCGGAAGCGGAGGACTGAATGTCCCGGCTGAACAAACCAGAAAAATCCGGCGACGGCTCCGGCTCCGGCTTCGGCGACGGCTTCGGCTTCGGCTACGGCTACGGCTCCGGCGACGGCTCCGGCGACGGCTTCGGCTACGGCTACGGCTACGGCGACGGCGACGGCGACGGCGACGGCTTCGGCTCCGGCGACGGCTTCGGCTACGGCTACGGCTACGGCGACGGCTACGGCGACGGCGACGGCTCCGGCTAACCAAAAGGAAGCGGCGATGAAAACGGCGGCAAAAACCCACCAACACGATGCCTGGCTCGATCGCGTCAAGGACCGCTATCTGCGCCTGCTGGCCTACGACGACTTCAAGGTGCTCAAGGCCCTCCAGGCCGCGGCCTTCAACAGAAAGGTGCTGAAGCTGGTGCGCCAACAGGACGCCGCCGAACTGGGCACGATCCTGATCGCGGAAATCCATGATCACCTTTGGGCCGTGGCGGAAGCCGAAACGGAGTGAGCCATGCCCACCCCCAACCCCGCCGAACTCAAGGCCGCCTTCCAGCGTTGCGGCCTTTGGCGGCTGGGGTGGAGTTTCGAGCGGGCGATCCACACCCCGTCGTTGCGGATCGCGCTGACCTGCGCCGCGAACGCGCTGCGAAAACGCGCCGAGCGCGAGGGGCATCCAACCCCCGAGCAGCACATTTTGAAAGGCTTCTGAAATGATCCGTTTTTTCCGGCTCCTCCAGAAAACCCGCGCCTGGCTGCGGATGCGCGCCCTGGAAATCCGCCTGCACGACCAGCGCAAAAGCTACGTGCGCGCGGAAACCGAACACCGCCTCCAGCACCGCGAACAACGGCGGCGCATCGAGGAAACCGAACAAAAACTCGCGCGCGCGCGCGCCGAATTCATCGGATATTCAGCCCCCGGAAAACGCCGGATTTTTGACGTGGCCTGACACTCAAGAAAGGATTGAAAAATGATCGTTGTACTTTTTGGACCCCAAGGCATCGGCAAAAGCACCCACGCGCGCGCCATCGCAGATGCGCTTGGCTGCGATCAAATTATCGACAACTGGGATGGACAAACCCGTATTGCCCAAACCGACGCTCTGGTCATCACGAATCACCCAGCCCCCGTGATTCTCAGTGAAGAAGCCGTTGAACTGCGCGCCAGAAACGAAAAATCCTTATCGCTCCTGGTCAGGCGCCTTCAACAGTGATCTTCATCAGCACGGCCACTCGATCGAGATAAGCCTTCATATGTTCAGCCCCTCTCGTCGGAATACATCCGTCATTGTAAAGAAAGATGAAATCGACATTTTCACTTTCTTCCCAGGAGAGCTTGCGCGCCATCGCAGGGGTGATGTTCATCGCCGCAGCAGAAGGGTGCTCTTCATAAACCACCCATTCCCTGCTGACCACGCCAAGCGGCTTGTACAAACGGTTAAGCAGGATGTAACGCCCGTCCGGAAGGCGTTTTATGCAGTAGGGAAAATAACGCCATCTGGCCTCAAAGGTATCCACGGATGCCCCTCTAAAAAAACGGAATCTCAAATTCTACAACCACCCCTTCTTCGGAAGGAATGAAAGGAGCCTCGCAATGAAAAAACCCATCACCGACACCCTGCGCCATATCGGCGGCGGCATCTTCATGGACACGGCCAGCGACCAACTCGCCGAACTCGTCCAGGCCGTCGAAACCTCCGGCAAAGCCGGAAAGATCGTGCTGGAGATCGCCGTCAAGAAAACCACCCGCAGCGGCGCCATGACCCTCACCGGCAAAATCCGGCTCGTCAAGCCACCCGAAGAACCCATGGAAACCCTCCTGTGGGCCACCCCGGAAGGCAACCTCCTCTCCGAAGACCCCAACCAACGCACTCTGGACTTGAAGCGTGTGCCGACCGCCCCGAAAGCGGAACTCAAAACCGCCACCCAAGGAAGCTGAACCATGAGCACCGAAAACACCGCCCAAATGCTGGAAACCCTGGCCGACACCGCCAACATCGCCGAAACGCTGGCGCGCGAAATGAAAGCGCCCGTGGAGGTCATGCACTGCCATGAAATCCCGAACATCCACCGCGTCGCGCTGCCTCCCGGCTGGAGCATCGCCGAGCGCGACGACGAAAAGCTCGACCTGCTGCCGCGCCGCAAGAAGGCTGCCGTCACGCTCGATGACACCGACGGATTCATCGACTACATCAAGCGCCACGGCTCGATCAACAACTGCACCCTCTGGTGCCAGGCCGACTTCTCCGAAGGCAAGATCAGATTCCTCTCCATCCTGAACGACCACGGCGAAGACAGCACCGAACCGGACTGGCGGGACCACACGGCAGCCTTCTCCCCGCGCTTTTCCGAAGAGTGGAAAACCTGGACGGGCATGCACAAAAAGACCTTCAGGCAGGCCGAATTTGCCGAATTCATCGAACAAAACCTGCCGGACATCGCCGGCAAGGAAGGCTTTCCCAGCGGCGCGCAAATGCTCGAAATGGCGATCAACTTCGAAGCCAACCAGGACATGCGCTTCAAATCCTCGATGCGCCTGCAATCGGGCGCGGTGCAATTCAACTTCGTCCAGTCCGACGACAACCAGACCATCGCCAAAATGCAGATGTTCGAGCGCTTCGCCATCGGCATCCCCGTCTTCCTGAACGGCGACGCCTACTTGATCGATGCGCGCCTGCGCTACCGCGTGCGCGAAGGCGTTCTCACCTTCTGGTACGAACTCATCCGCCCGGACAAGACCCTCGAAGCGACGACGCGGGACATGATCAAGATCATCCGCGAAAAAACCGGGAACCCGTTTTTCTTCGGGAATCCCTTTGCCAAATAAGGAACAAGGCGAGGCCTGTTTCAGGCGGGCTTCGCCGTTTTTCATGACATGACAGCGCCGATCCCCATCGAAAAATACCGCACCTCAAACCCAATGCCTGATCAAAGCATCCTCCAACTGGCGGCGGCACTCTCGGAAATCATCAAGGGCGTTGATCGCCCGGCGCAGGCCCCTACCCTGCTGCCGGCCCGATTTGTCACCATCAGCCTTGCCTCTATAATCACTGGCTACACTGAGAAAGCGATCCGCCGGAAAATCGAGGATGGCGTATGGGTCGAAGGCGCGGAATGGAAACGCGCCCCGGATGGACACCCCCTGATCGACCTCCAGGGATACGAAACATGGGCAGGGAACAATGGGAAGAAACGGACCAGGAGTAGAAATTCGACCCGCCAGCATCCGGCTCCACTTTGTTGATGCCGACGGCTCCGCGTGCAGGGAAACCCTCAAGATCAACGGCAAGCCCCTGTTGCCCAACCCGGCAAACCTCAAGCTCGCGCATCGCCTGGCTGCCGAAATCCGGCGCGAAATCGCCCTCGGCATCTTCGACTACACCGCCACCTTTCCGGACACCCGGAAAAAGCCCCCTGCCCCCAAAAAAACCTTCGGCGCCATCGCCGACACCTGGCTCAAAACCAAGGGCCAACTGCAAGCCGCCACCAAAGACCAATACAAAAACGCCGTACTGCTCTGGAAGCGACTCATCGGCGAACGAACCCTGACCGAAACCCTCAGCTATCAAAACCTCGCCGCCCTCATTGGCGGGCACCCCTGGGCCTCTGCCAAAAGCGCCAACAACTACCTGATCGTCCTGCGCGGCATCCTTGCCCTCGAATACACCGGGCGACGCGCGGCAGACAACCCCATGACCGGCATCAAGAACCTCCAGGCCGTCAAAAAGCTGCCCGATCCCCTCACCGCCCAGGAACGAGACCTTATCCTCGACGACCTCGCGCGGCACTACGACCCTCGAATCCTCGCCTATTTCAGCTTCGCCTTCTTCACCGGAATGCGCCCGGAAGAAATCATTGCCCTGCGCTGGTCCGACATCGACTTCAAATCGAACATGGCGCGGATCGGGCGCGTGCGCACCTTCAGGGGCTCAGAGCGCGACGGATCGAAAACCCACACGGTTCGGGACATCGACCTCGTCCAGGCCGCCCTGGAAGCCCTCAAATGGATGCGCCCGCACACCTTCCTGAAGGACGCCGATGGATACGTCTTCGAGAACCCCGTCACCGGACGCCCCTGGCACGATGAGCGCAGCCAGAGGGATCATTACTGGAAACCGGCGCTCAAGCGCCTTGGCATCCGCTACCGCCGCCCGTACTGCTGCCGGCACACCTACGCCACCATCGGCCTGATGGCCGGCGTCAATCCCGCCTACATTGCCCGGCAACTTGGGCACACCAACACCCGGATGTTGTTTGAAAAATACGCGCGCTGGATCGACGGCGCGGATAAGGGAACGGAAAAAAAGAAGATGGAAGAAGCCAGCAAAAAACCGGAATTCTTCCCCAGAACTTCCCCAGAAAAAATCTGTTGTTCTTGA